AGATACATACTCCCGGGTTATGATTTCATGGGAATTCGTTCAACTGGTGACAAGCTTACGAGGGCTCGACCGTTTGCCGCAGCCGTAGCCAACGGTAATGTCAGGGTCATCCGCGGTCCGTGGCTAAGCGATTGGCTTGATGAAATGTCGTCTTTTCCAGAAGCCTGTGACCATGATGACCAGGTTGACTCGGCCGTTGGGGCTTTTACATTTTTAGCTGGTTTGGGCTTGCCTTATCGCCGTCCTACCAGTATCATCATCTAGCACCAGCTAGAACCCTATTAAAAAGAGGAAAAATGGATACTGAAGTAATTTTTGATGCAGAGCAGTTGGCCGCCCAGGTTTCGGAAATATCCAAAAAACTTATGGATGTTGATAGGAATTTTTCGGCTGCTAGGGAACAAGGCGTAGATATTGAAGAATTGTGTACATCGCTCACGATTTTGAATTTTCTCAAGCAGGAAATTTCATCGGTCTACGACACGGCTGCAAAAATAGTTGCGGACAAGATGGGCTCCGTCCCAATGATTTCCTTGGGTGATGGAACCACTATTGAAAAGAAATCTGGCAGTGACCGCAAATCCTGGGACCACGATGGACTGGCATCAATCGTTACACGTAGGCTCGTTGAGATGTCAACCGACCTTGACTCAGGTGAAATGAATTCGACCATTGACGACATCGCTTCTCAGCTGCTACGTTTTGTCCAGCCCTCTTATTGGCGAATAAAAGAATTATCAAAAATTGGTATCAACGCAGACAATTACTGTCAGGTTTCAGACGAAGTAAAAACAAGCATAATTATCCGAAAGGCAAAATGATGAGCAACGAAATTTATCAACTTTTTACAGAACCGTTCCCACAAGAAATGGAGCGCACACTCAATAAGGGTGGAACCTCTTTGACCTACATCCCAGTTAGCGAAGTGGTTAACAGGATGAATAAGGTTGTTGGTGTTGGAAAGTGGTCGCTGAAAGTCCAAAGCTTTGTTGAAATCGGTGACTCAGTCGTCGCACATGTGACAGTGGTTGCAACCATTGATGGCAACGAAGTCACTAGGGACGGTGTCGGTGGCCAAAAAATCAAGCGCATAAAGGCAACCGGTCTTGCTGTTGATTACGGCGATGAGGTAAAAGGTGCAGTTTCTGATGCATTCAAGAAGGCTGTGCAAACATTTGGAATCGGTTTGTATCTTGCTCGAAGCGAAGACGCAATTGAAATTGAGCAGGTAATGGACGCTGAGGTTTTGCGACCCGCAGAACCAGTAGATACCGAGAAGCTTGAGATGTGGAGCAAATTCATGTCAATGACAAAAAAAATGACACCAGAACAAAAAACAACTCTTCGCAAAGATTGGGAAACATACAGCAACAATGCTCCAGTTCCGAGTAACGCAGCCAGCCTTACAAACGAGCAGATGATTTTTCTTATTGAGACTGTTGTAAAAATTGAGTTCAGTGGGCAGTTGGTGTCGGAAGCAAAGTGATAACCACTACCGAACTGCCATACGAGCTACCTCCGTACCTATCACCATCTTCAATATCAACGTATGTTCAATGCCCATTGAAGTACAAGTACTCTAGGGTTAATAAGCTCTCAGAACCACCAACAGAAGCAACATTGATGGGTAATTTTGTTCACGATGTTCTTGAATATTTTTATCTTAATGTTGAACCGGCAAACAGGGGTATTGCTACATTGAAAAATGTTAGTTCTTCTGTTTGGACGAGCGGAGAATGGGAAGAAAAAGTCACTCCGTTTATAAAAGATGGACTGAACACTTTTAGGTGGAACTCCTGGTGGTGTCTTGAAAATATTTTTAAAGTTGAATCACCGGTTGATGTAATTCCGTCTGGAGTAGAAACCGAACTCAACGGAAGTATCGGCGGTTTCAACATCAAGGGATATATTGATAGGTGGTCAACCATTGATGGGCTGACAACAATTTCTGATTACAAAACAGGAAAAACTCCAAAAGCTAGATATGTCGGAGACAAATTTACTCAGCTGCTCATTTACGCAATAGTTTTGGCGGATACAAAAGATGTCAAAATAGACCTAGTCGAGCTTCTGTACCTAAAAGATGGAACTAAATTTTCTCAAAAATATACAGAAGAAGATGCTGAAAAGGTATCTAAAATGGTTGAGGATGTTGGAATCAAAATAGGAAATTCTTTTGATGCAAATCAATGGGAAGCAATACCTGCCGTTCTCTGTAACTGGTGTTATTTCAAGCGAGACCTATGTGAATATTGGAATAAAAAATAAGGAGATTAAATGAATACCGTTTATCACATGATGAGCGATGACGCTTTTGCGCACTTGGTTGCTCAGGACATAAGGAATAATGTAAACGACAATCAGCGTCAGTTCTTGCGTGAGTCGCAAAATTTAAAACGTTGGTCTAGGTGTCTTGACGCCCTATTGTCAAACCTTAATGAGCAGGTAGAAGAAATAGAAGGCGACATGGAGTCTGATACGGAGCAGTATTCTGCACTTGGGGAGGATGGGTCTAAGCTTCTTGCAGAATCAATGCATCATTATCTTGGGCAAAAACGCAAGATTGAAAAGTTCAGGGGCCATGTGTTGCGAAAGTTAAATGAAGTAGCTGAGCTTATTTCCATGCTTGAATCCGGAGTTTCATCCGAAGACGACATATTGATTATGTGTAGGCAGGCAATAATCAGGCATAGGAAAGAACTGGATGAAAACGATATTGAGCCGACTCCATATGACGAGGCTTTGTGGGAAGTTCTAAATGGCCAATGGAATTTTGAAGAAATAGAATACGATGAGGCAAACCTAATTGAGATATAGGTCTGCTAAAAAAGAAAAAGAATATGTCGAGAGGAGAAAACTCGTCGTTAGACTCCTTGAAAAAAAACCATGGTGCGAAGCATGTCCGGTTTTTGCTGAACACGATGAAAAAAAAATGTACAAACGCAACAAATCATCCGATTTGCATGAACTAAAACGACGCTCCCAGGGCGGTTCAATCCTAGATGAGGAAAATATAATTTGTGTGTGTAGGCCTTGCCATACGAGAATTGGGAACTATCCTCAGTTGGCTTTTGACTTGGGTTTAGCAAAACATGGCTGGGAAAATTGATACTCCACTGTTTTTGGGGTAAAAAAAAGCACCCCACCCGTTATGGGTGAGGTGCTTTTTTGTTTATCAAATTAGGCTTGTTCCACCATGAACGCAACTGTCATGTTTGAACCAGCAGTGCTGGAACCGACAGCCGATACATCAAGACTAACAAGGTCTCCTGCTACGAATCGGATTGGGCTGCTTGAAACAGCAGTTCCACCAGACGAAGCTGCCGAAGTCACGTTTGCATATACTGATGCATATGCAAATGTTGTGGTTGTAGCTACAGCCGTGATTGTGTGGGTGCCGTTGAATTGCTTGCCTACGCCGGCCACGGTCACAACATCGCCCACCTTGTAGCCATGTGCTGCTGTTGTAAGTGTCGCTACGTTGCTTGTCAGGGCCTTGTTTGTCACGGCATAAGATGCGGTGTTCAAAGTTCCAGTAGCCGAGGTTCCCGCTGCTGCAACTGAGGTTCTTGCTGCGATACCAGTGCCGACCAAGAGGTCTGCGGTAAGTGCTGAACCTACTGGTGCCGTGGTCACCGCAACGGTAACGCCGTTGATGTATCCAGCAAATGGCATAGCCATTGTAACGATGCTAGATGTTGAGAGACCACCAGCAATGTTCATTGTGATGGTTGTTGGTGCGAGTACTGCTGTTGACATTATTCCTCCAAGATTAAGTTGTTTCAGAAATTATACACGAGCACTCACATCCAGTTGGCAACCCTAAAAAAATTTGTTTATATTTAACCTTTTTTATATTTGGTTTTGGTGTATTGTAGTAATCCTTAGGACCGTTATAGGCGCGAGGGCCGGGTGCACGAAGCAAAGTGTGGCACCCGGTTCTTGCGTGTAAACAATTAATAGAATTCCTATATTTATTACCAGTTTCTATAAATATAGTTTGGTATAAAATTTCCTCATACGACTTAGTGAGGGGGTGGTCCATTTCTAAACGGGAAACCGTTGCAAGAAATATCCTTTACTTGGATTTGCCACTGTGATAAAAAATCACAGTGGCTTCTTGCTTTATGGTGTAGTTTTAATCAAGTGAATAGAAAGATAATAGGGCTGGACCTATCGCTTACTTCGACCGGGTGGTCATGCGATGGTGAATACGGTGTTATATCTTCAAAGAATAAAAAGACGCAAAGACTTGTTGACATATCAAGCGAAATTTTAGAAAAATGCTCAAAACACCAAGTTGATACTGTCGTAATTGAGGGTTACTCTTTTGCTTCTAGAAGTGGTCAAGCCTTCTCCATAGGGGAGCTTGGTGGGGTTGTTAGATTTTGTTTACTGAAATCCGGTTTTGAGTTCGTGGAGGTTCCACCCACCGTTAGGGCAAAATTTGCAACCGGTAGGGGTAATGCGGCCAAGTCGGAAGTTGTCTCATCCATATCTGCAAAAACAGGAATCGTCTGGAGTGGCTCCGGAGCGGATGATATGTGTGATGCCTGGATTTTAGAAGAAATAGGTTTGGTCCGCTATGGACAACAGCGGTTTGATTGGCCTAAACTAAACATGTCAGCGCTTGAAAGCCTTGACTGGACACCAACTACTAGGTAAAGGAAAAACATTGAGCAGAAGTAGCCCGATTAGCCAGGTCGAAGTTGAGGAAGAACTCTTGCGTCTCGTCTCTGCCCTTGAAACAGAAACAGAAGCATTTGAGACTCTTGCGGTTGATGCCGCAAAAAAGGAAGCAGCCTACAGGTCAAACTGGGCAAAAGCATATCTTGGGGCAAAGGGCTCGATTAGGGAACGAGAAGCATGGGCTGACTATCAAATGAATGACGAGAACTACGATTACAAAATATCGGAAGGTCTTGTAAAAGCAAAACGAGAACAGCTCTTGTCTCTTCGGACATCAATAGATGCTCTTAGGACGCTTAACGCAAATGTCAGGGCGCAGGTATGAGACTGAATAAACAAAATAAAGAAAAAACAAAGAAGAAGAAATGATTGAAAACATACATCCATCACTGTCTGGAATGACAATACCAATAAGTCAATTGCGTCAACTTGAGAACAATCCACGACGTGGAGATGTTGGTGCAATTATTTCTTCTTTTAAAGAATTTGGACAAGTAACTCCAATAGTCGTTAAAGACAATGGCGATTCAACATTTACTGTCATATCTGGAAACCACAGACTTGCAGCTGCAAAACAAATGGGATGGACGGAGCTTGCTTGCATTGATTTTAATGGAAGTGACAAATCCGCAATTGCATTTGCGCTCGCCGACAACAAGACATCAGAGCTTGGTGAGACAGACCAATCAATGTTGATAGAAATGATTAACAGCATTTCTTCTGAATACGCTGAACTTTTTGACAATCTAGGTTGGGACGATTTTGAGATAGCTTCACTTTCGGTGGACGAAATAAGAAGTTCAAAAAACGACAATCGTTCTGGTTATGTGGCTCCGCCAGAAGTAAATCCTTTCAAGCCGCAGAATGAAGTTTCTCCATCTGTGGAGAAAAACGCAAATGATGAAAACATCTATGTTGCTTCAGACGAAGTAAACGAGATGGAAGCTGTAACCCGTGGGAGCTCTGCTGTAAATATGAAGGGCGGAGAAAAAGCCGTGGTTCAATACACGCTTGTTTTTGATGACTCAACACAACAGCGTGACTGGTACGACTTTATTCGCTACATACGAAATGACCCTGGATATATCGGCGACACTACAGCTGCAAAGCTTGTTGACTTTATTCGTTCTCATGCGGACTTCTAATGCCTAGGCAGCGGATGTTTTTGTCAATGTCGTGTGTTGATGCTGCGCGCGAGAGAATGCGTCACATATACGACACCTTTGACACTGTATGCATACAGTTTTCGGGTGGCAAAGATTCAACAGCAATACTTTACTTAGCAAAAGAAATACACGAAGAACGTAATCTTGGGCCGGTAAAAGTTATTTTTCGAGACGAAGAAATGCTGAGCCCGACAATTGTGAAGTTTGTTGAAGAAGTCAGAAACTACGACTGGGTTGACATGGAGTGGTACTGCTTGCCAATGGGTACAGACGTTTGGGTGCTTGGGAGACGGCAATATTGTTTGCTCTGGTCGGCTCAGCGTGCTAGAGAGGGCCGCCTAGCCAGAGAGATGCCGGAATGGGCCATAACCGCAGAAGACTTCGGTCTAGACTCCAACAAACCAATACCCCAGACGATTGACTACTACACGATGCAAGGTAAAAAGGGAAAAGTTGCATTCGTGATGGGCGTTAGGGCAAATGAATCAATGATTCGTTATCGCTCACTGGTGCAGAAACTTCACGAGAATTATATAGTTGTACCGTATCGTTCAAAACGAAATATACCGCTTCGTTTTGCAAAGCCAATTTACGACTGGACAACCGATGATGTTTTTAAATTCATTGTCGAAGAGCACGGTGCAACATATTGCGAGTACTACGACCTAGCTTCATCAACAGGAAGCAACACCCGTGTGGGAATACCTTTACACGCAGTCGCTGTTAGGCGAATAGGAGATGTGGTTGCAACGGAACCAGAATTCTATGACCGACTTTGGGAAATATTTCCACACCTAGATGCCCAGAGGAGAGTTTGGCCAGACTACGACATAGAGATGGTCATAATGCGTTATGCAAAAAGTGGGTGGGATGGAGTCAGGCGGTGCATTGAAGAAAACATCCTTACAAAAGGTTTGGCCCAGCGAGCTTTTTCCTATTCCGCAGATTTCCGTAGAAAGAGTATGAAGGAGCCACTCTCCTACCCTGTCCATTGGCTGATTAGAAATCTTTTAATGCACGAATTTATTGGAACTTCTCCGCACCCGATTGGACCAGGAACAAAGGCTTACTCACTTGCAATGAAAGAAGCCTCCGAACTTGCTGACATGGACTCCCTTGACATAACCGACGAGAAAATGTAGGGTTTAGAAATG